TTACCACCTTTGAGTCCCGGTCCATGTCTTGCTTTTAGGTTGATTACTTTATGAGTACCTGCTCTTGGGCCGTCCTCTGCTAGTTCCTCTGCGGATTTTTCTTTAAGGTATGACAATGATGTAACAAGCCAAACAATCCTGTCAGAGCCACTCATAGAGCCTGTATCTTCTCTTGTAATTCCATCTCTGTTTAGTTGACATAGCGCTTGACAAGCAATGTCTAGCTTGACTGTCAAGTTATGTAGATCCATAATCTGAAAACCAAGCGCTTGAAACTCTGCAACAGAATTAGATATGCCAGAAGACGCCATCAACTTTAGGTAGTCGTAAATCACTAAGCAGTCATTTGTTCTACCTTCTTCGTCTGTCTTTACTTCTCTCATAACCCATCTTTTGATGTGGTTAAGAATTGTTTCAAACGGAGCGCCAGCCACACAGACATATGTGTAGGGTATATTCTTTACTTCTTCTACCGCAGTGTTCAGTGCTATGACTTTTTCTGGATCTTTTGCAAACTTACCTGTTGAAATCTCGTTGATGGTTATGCCACTAATATTAGAAAGGATTCTATTTAGGTGGTCTTCTTTGCTCATCTCTGTGTCCAGCATTAAAACAGGAATACCTTTTCTAGCGTTTTCTAGAGCAACATTGTCGCCCCACACCGATTTACCAACTCCCGGTCTTGCTGCAACCATGTCTACACATTTGCGCCTCAAGCCGCCTCCTACAACGGCGTCGTATCTTGGAAAACCACTACTCAATCCAATTTGATCGCATTGGTTCTCCAGTAAGAACTCTATGTATTCTTCAATATTTTCGCAAAGAAGTTCTTGTTTCTCGTCTGTATCTTCTTCTCTTAAAAAATCCATAACAGGATTCTCTAAAACTCCCACGATGGTATCTATATCTTCATCGCCTTTAATATCTTCTATGTCTCTACCAATTTTACTAGCAAGACTTCTAATCTTTCTGGCGAACTCAAACTTTTTAATCTGTGCAGCAAAGTGTATTACATTATCTTTCTTTACTGGGAACTCCATTAAAGAATTTATGTATTCAAGCTCTTGTTTTGTTTGTATGGTTTCAGAAAACCCCAACTGATCCGCAGCAGACAACAAAGATGGTAGATCAACGTCATTTTCTTTTGATAGTATTTTCTCAACACATTTATATATTAACTGGTTGTTTTGATGGCAAAAACTATTGTGATCAATTATATCGCTTATTTCAACGTATGACTCTAGACCATAAGAGAACAAACCAGCAAGAACTGCTCTCTCAGCGCCTAAGTCTAATAGGTTAGATTCCATCATCGTCCTCCGCAACGATTACATCGGTGGTATTCTCCATATACCAAATTAGGATGCTCCATGAAGGTTTTTCCGCAAGTAGAACATTCCAGTTCGACCTTTACTGTCTTACCTCTAGTTCTAGATGTTCTTTTTCTTTCCGCAGAGTATTCGTCTGCTTCCATTTGTTCACCTGTATCAACCCATTTATTTTTCTTGGCTCTCACCGGAATATTCCTTTTTGCTTCGTTTATATCTCTAGTAACCGTGAAATCTTCATTTACTCCACCCTTAACAGTAACGTCCTGCTTTAATTTTTTGGGTTTTTCTTCAACACTCGCTTCAGATAAAGAAGACATCAACTGTTCAAGTAATGCCTGTTTCTGTTCTGTGTTTAGATTTTTAAGTAAATCTTTATCTATCATTTTCTTTTACCTTTTTCAAATAGTATATCAGCCTTCCTTCTTATATTATACTCTCTAGATTTAATATTTTCAAGTCTACCTTGAGCAGTTAATTTCCAGTCGTTGATTTTTCTTGCTAAGTCATCGTTTCTCAAAATGGTTGCGACCTTAGTTTCATGTTTAGCATACGTATCCCAAACACCGCTGCTTATTAATTCAGATATAATACTCTGAAGAGAGTTCTCGCACCATCGTATCACATTTTCGCAACTAGCGCGCTCTGAACCCACATGGTCAACGTACTGCATTAGTTGATAAGCATGACCAAAACATTCTTCTTGAGTTAACTTTTGCATATCATCTAAAGAAAGAGTTTCTGCTATAGCAAACTCTGGATTAAACTTGGTTGGGGTTATATTCTTGGCGGTTATGTAATTATTAATACCATCTAAAAACTCTTTTAATCTTTCAGCGGCAGTCAATTTGTTTTCTCCAATCTTCAATTTTGTCTGAATATTTTAGTACAATTAAATCAATACCGTTTAATGTACACCAGTCTTCTTTTATAAAGTCTCTTTTGACAGAAGTCAAGAACCCAGCTTTTGTTTTATGGAAGAATTTACAAAAATCATAATGCTGTTGTCCATGAACTTCTACTCCTAGTGATAGATTTGGTATATAAAAATCTAGGAACAGAACAGATTTTTTACTAGGACACCTAGACCCCGGAAGCTTTACTTCTTCCAGTATATTATAACCAGAAAACATTTCGTGTAGTAGATCTCTCGCTGTTATATGATAGCGAGATTTTTTAGTTTTGTCATCTTTTTTTACAATATATTTTTTAAGATCTAAGTTATACTCTCTTCCGTTTAAACCCGTAACTTTCATAGAACACTCTTAATCTCGTCGTAAAGAAAGGCTTGTATTTCTTCATTCTCTTGAATAAACTTACTAAGGTTTGACATCCCTTGGAACTTAAAGAATTTTTCTACTGCCTCTTGATTAGTAGGATCTACTTTGCTCTTTTTTAATAGTGATAATATTCTTTTATCCTCAGACCCTATTGCAGACAAGACGGTATACCAAGCGCCCGCTTGTTTGATGAACGTCAATTCGTTTGCTATCTCGCAAAGCTCTCTGATCTCATCAATACCAGTGCCGTATTTAATATAAGAAACGGCGTTTGAGTTGGGTTTACCTCCAGATGCAGATGTTTTCACTAGCCAGTTGGCAACTTGACCCACGTCTCGACCGTTTTCGTCTGTCTCTTCCCACTTGCCTCTATGAGTGATAACCATATTAGTTCCAGCTTGATACTGAATCATATTTCCGCCGTCTGCCATTTTTGCTGGAGACCACCTAGAACCTCCGGTGTTTGCGATGTTATGCAAGATACAAACTAACATGGCTTTTGTTCTTGATACGTCGTTAGAAATTCTCTTAAAGAACATAGAGTTTAATCTGGGGAGTTGGTTCCTTACTCCTGTGCGAATGTCTCCATCTAGCTCGTCTTGTGGAACCATGCTAGAAGATGAGTCTACAATACCAAAAAAATCTGGAGTATTTTTTAAATATGTTTCTATTACGTTTAGAAACGTTTCAGCGGACACCACAGGTTGGGCATCGGTAGCTTGTACGATCTTGATGTTTTCTACATCTAAACCTTTGATACCTTTAAAGTTCTCTTTTGTTAATCTACCCTCTGTGTTAAAATACACAACCGTCTTGCCTGCCGCCTGTGCTTTTGCGGCAGCGTATAGCGCTGTGGTTGTCTTCCCTGTTTTGGGGTCTCCAGCCATGATCGTAACACTTCCTTCTCTAAGTCCACCTCCAAGAGCTAAGTCTAAGGCGGGAGATATAGAAAGGTTCTTAAAGCTTTCTAAGTCTTTAAGTACCTTAGTGCCTTCTTCTACAATGTCTCCATATTTTTTAACAATACCGTTGCTTACAACGTCGTCTTCAAACTTATTCTTCGCTTTCTTTTTTGCCACTGTCTAATCCTCTAAGTTTATTTAATCCAGATTTCTTTCCGTATGACTTCTTTCTAGTCTTTGCTTCTTTTTTTACATCTAATTCCTGACTTGGTTTGTTTTGTTCTTGTTCAATTAATCTTGCTTGCTTTTTTACTTCTGGCAGAAACCGTTTATTTTTTAAAGAAAATATAGACTTTTGGTTTACTGCGGCACGAACTACAGCCTTCTCTCCGTAGTCTTTTATTAACTTATTGGCAGCAAACATTTGTTGTTTGAAAGTCCAGTCCCAAGGTTTTTTGTTCCAGAACTTGTGCGTAAGATTCCCTTCGTTTTTATATTCTGCTAAACGAAGGCACATCATTTCTGCAAGATATGCGGCACAGGTGCAGTGGTCGCCTGTTGTTTGATGTTTATACTTGCTTTTTT